GGTACTGCAATTGTTGGAGGGTTAGTCTATAGTGCAAAAAAACCTGCTGGAGTTCATAGTGCAAGAGTTCCAAAAAAAGAAGTTGATGAGTTCCTTAGAAAACTAAAGTCCGGAGATGTTTTAACTACAGGAGGCTATAATACTGGAAAAGCAAATCCATTTCAAGTATTATTAAATAGAGGATCCAAGCAGTATCATAGTGCAGTATATCTAGGCAAGGGACATATGACAGAGATGATTCCTCACGGAATGCAAAAACCAAGACGTACTACAGATAAATATTTATTAAGAGATTATCGCAATACAGAAACATTTCAGGCGCATAGACCTAAAATAAGTCCTAAGGAAACAAAAAAGTATGTGAGAGAAGTAAGACTGAATCAAAAGAAATATGTCTATGATGCCAAAGATTCTGCAAAAGCATATATTAAAAATAAGGTAGAAAAAGTAATTCCTACAAAAGCTATAATGAAAAAAATGTCCCCAGAAACAGCTCAAAAAGTTTTTGGATGTAAAGGAAAATTTTGTTCTAATTTAGCATCTAGTCATTTACCTCAAAAATTATTTAATGTTCATAAAACAGTGGCTATGCCTAGAGATTATCATAATCCTAAATTTTTTGAGTATATAGGTAAATTAGAAAAACCAGGAAAAGTAGGACACTTGGCAGCATCTAACAAATCTCTATGGAGATACGCAGGTAAACCAGCTTTAATTGCTGGAGGACTTTTAGCTGCGGCAGATATTACTGGAGTAATATAATGGCAAAAGTTACATTAATGGATAAAGCTTATAAAGTCTATAATAAAATTGTTGCTAAGCCAGCAGTCAAAGCTTTCAGTAAAAGATATGACAGGTATTGGTCAGTAGTAAGTGGAGAAAAAACGGACGCTGCAAGACAAAGATTGAGTGGGGTAGTTAGCAATATAAAAGCAAAACAAAAACCAAATCAAAGAACTTTGCTTGGAAAAACCCCTAGTAAAGCACCTCTAAGACATTATAAGAGTTACAGAGATTCTGTAAAAAATCTAGCTAAAGCAGAATTACAGAGGGCCGGCTATATTGGTGGTACAGCAGGAACAGCTGTAGTAGGAGTTCATGGATACAGAGAATTAACTGGTGATGAAGATTATATTAAAACTAAAATAAGGAAAATATAATGAAAATACCTTATATCAAATATATAGAAGCACTTGTATGCAGTAAATTAACCAAAGATCAAATAGAAGAAAAACTTGCTGATCAAGAATTTTTTATTCCGTTTGATGGAGTAGATCAAGTGCATGCTACGCTTGCAAAAATCAATCCAGATTATATAACAAAGAACCAACCAGATCCAAATTGGTTAATGGAACTCGGTGTTGATAAAATGGTAAGTTACTTGCGTAAGCTAGATATGCCTAATGGAACTATCGGGATAGAAGGTGCTTTTAGATTACTGGAAGATCCACTCATGTATAGACTTATTACCTCTCTGGCACTTGCTAAAATAACAGATGAAGATATCGAATTGATTGTTAATGGAAAATATAACATTAGTTATACATCAGAAGATATAACAGAATTTTTACATTACTTTTTTAATGTCAAATCTTGGTCTCTTACAGATAAAGTAGAATTTGTTGATGTTACAGAAAATAGTAACCTGAAGAGATTTTACAAGTTAGCTCTGGAAGGTGACAAGGATCGCCTTGTTTGGAAACTTGGAGCAGCACCTAACAAATCTTTTGATTCAATGCTTAGGGAAATAATGACAGATTCTTTTTATAATTTCAAGGAAAGTTCTAAGACAAACACAGACGTTGCACAAAAGTGGGGAAATCTTGCACTCAAGACAGTAGAAAAACTTGAAAAGTTTGATAAGGATACCAAGGAAAAGAAAGATGTTTTTTCAGAAATTACATTTAGACTTAACAAGAAAAAAGATCCAGACTTACCAGCTTCAGAGGGACCTATAGCTCAAGCCGAGGAAGAAGTTAAAATTAAACATATTTCGGAACTTAATTAATGGATAAAGCGTCACAAGTATATAAGAAAATAAAAAATGTTCCTACTAGTCAGGCCATTGATGCTTTGTCTAAAGAATGGGTTGACCGTAAGCCACCTAAAGGAGTACGTAAGGAAAAAGCTGAGGTAGTATTTTTTAAGCGAGCTGGAGTATTAGATCCTATTATGCCAGAAATGGCTCAGGACGTTTGGGAAAATGAAAATAAGTTACGACCAGCTATTCGAAAAGCAATATTCAAGAATCTTAATTCTTATATTCCTAAAGAGGCTATCAAGCAAATTGTTTTACTTGGTGCGATCACAGGATTGCAGTATGGGGATAGTCCTGAAGATAGAGCAACTGCTGATATAGATATCAATGTAGTTTTAGACCCCCCAGAATTAGTAGAAAAACTTTGGGAAGTGAGAAGAACATATAATGAAAAACCTCTTGCAGATACACGACATCCACTTAATGTTTACTTACAAGAAATGAGGGATGAAATTCCTGGGTATCAGGATTCATATTTTGGAGTTTACGATGTAATGGCCGATAAGTGGCTAATACAACCTCCACCAAAATCTAGTTATAGAAACCCCGACGATGTATATTGGGCAGAATTAATATCAATTAGATTACTAGCAAATGAGTTTGTCAGAAGAGTAGATAACTATGATCAGAGTTTAGAATATAGAAAAAAATTAAAACCTGCGACTAATCAAGCAGAAGTATGGCAAGAGATAAAAACTGAAAACAGAATAAAGAGAGATCTAGAAGAACTTATGGCTTTCAGTGAGAATTTACAAGAAGGTAGGAATCTAGTATACAATATCGGTTGGGGAATTCCACGTGCTGGCTATTTAAATTTGTTATATAAATATATTCATAGTTTTCTACCCAATCATTACGAAGATGTTTTACGTGATGTAGAAGAACTAGTACATAAATCAAAAAAGAAATATGCCAATTAAAGTAGATGTTATTAACGGCAGGTTAGAAGAAGCGCTTCGTAAATTAAAAAAGAAAATGGAAGCAGCTAAAGTAATAGAGGAATATAAACAAAGGCAATATTTTACAAAGCCTTCTCTTGCAAAAAGAGAAAAACGAAAAGCGAGAAAAAAATATGGATAAGGCAGAGTTAGTATTTCAAAAATATGCTGGAGTATTTAGTAAGATTTTTAAAGTATTTAAAAAAACTACTAAACTTCCCGGATATAAAGGAGTTGTTACACACACTACTCCAAATTTAGCAAAGATTGAAAAAGTAGTAGGTAAGGCAGAAACTGGGACTGCCCAGAGAATGCGAGAGACTATGTATAAAGGAATGGTTAATACACAAGGAAAGGTTGGAATTTCAAAAGCATGGACAGCTGAAGATAAAGTAAAAGGCTTAGCCAAAGAAAAAATGTTTAAACAACTTGGGTTAACTTAAATATATGGCTCAGGTTATACACACTACTAAAGCAGATTTTGCTGAGAATTTCTTGTACTTGAATGGTCAACAATTATCATTGAATGATTACCCACATTTACGTGCAATTTACAATTCAGATGCAGCGGAGTCTGTGTATATGTTTTCAAGGCAAACAGCCAAGTCTACTACGTTATCAAATTTAATGATAACTAACAGTGTTATGTATAACTATTTCAAGTCTCTCTATATATCACCAACTGTAGATCAAACAAAAGTATTCTCTCATGATCGTGTAAACCCCGTACTAGAAGGAAGTCCTTTAGTTAAGGAACATTATATGAATTCTTCTTTAGTACAAAACGTATTCATGAAACAACTCTTAAATGGATCAAGAATGTACTTGCGATATGCACTCTTGAATGCCGATAGAATCAGAGGATATTCTGCAGACATGAATATATTTGATGAGGTACAGGATTTAAGAGAAGATATAATTCCAGTTATTCAGGAAACTATGTCTCGTTCAATGTTCAAGTGGAGTCTGTATGCAGGTACCCCCAAGCGAAGCAAAGGAACACTTGCAAATATATGGGACAGATCTACTAAAAATGAGTATATCTTGAAGTGTCAGGCATGTAATCATTGGAATATTCTGGGTCAAGATAACATAGGTGATTTAGGAGTAATATGTAATAAGTGTGGAAGATCTCTAGATGTTAAGGTTGGGGGAGAATGGGTATCTACCTATTCACTTACCAAAAAACCCACACTAGAAGGCTTTAGAGTTTGTCTATTACATTTTGATAAAGCTCCTTGGGTTGATTGGGAAAAAGATGTACTTGGAAAACGAGAAAAATATTCTACATCTAAGTATTATAATGAAGTACTTGCCATGGAGTATGATGAGGGCACATCTCCGATAACAGAGGCAGATCTGATTAAAAATTGTAGATCAGAATATATAATGAGTGGTGAACCTAACAATCTTGATACTTCATACAAGAGTATTATGGGGATAGATTACGGTCCAATAAATTCTGAGAATTCACACACAGTTATTACTATTATGCAAAAACGTGGTGATAGATATCATGTTTTATATTTAAAGAAATTTTTAGGTAAAGAAGCTGACTATGCTTACATACATAAGGTTATTCCAGAACTTATGGAGAAATGGAAAGTCGTTCATTTAGCGGCTGACTATGGTATGGGAGAGGCCCCAAACTCAGAAATACGGAGTAAGGTAGGGTATAACAAGGTTATTGCATTCCAACATTTACCTACTCAGAAAGAAAAAATTAGATGGAATCCAAAGATGCCCGCTTATACTATGAATCGTAATCAGGTTCTGAATGAACTGTTTCAGGAAATCAAAAATGGAAATATGGTTTTACCTCGATGGGACGATTTTGAGCCATTTAAAGACGATTTTCTCAATGTTCAGATGGAATTCGATGAGGAAAAGAATAGTATGAAGTACATCAGTATAGGTCCCGATGATGCAGTACATTCTACACTTTTCTGTAAAGTAGCACTTGACCTAATGCATGGAATTGCAAATTTTTCTTAAAGTTACTTGACTGTAACTAAACAAAGGAGTATATTCAATTATGGTAGAACCTAAAGAACTTGAGAAGTTAGGCGAACGCATATCAAAAGATTACATACAAAAGCATGTTTCTCTGAACGACAGCTTGAAAAAAGTAGCATCAGAGCATGGCTTGAACAAGCAACAGCTACGCAGAGTCGCTGAAAGTGCTAACGTATCTACATATCTTGCGTTGATTAAAACAGCAGAAGATAAGTATCTGAAGTTTGATCTTGCTAACGCAGAACTTGCTCATGAAGATATAGTAAAAGAAGGTAAAGAGGAAACGCCTATGTATGATTATACATTAGATTCTCCGGAATTAGAAGTGTCTAGTATTTTTGATTTATATAAGAAAGCAGAAGTCTCTCTACATTCTGATTCTCAAATAGAAAGTATATTAAAACACAGAAATTCAATCAAGACTTCTACAGGGGATTTCACAAAGAAAAGTGAATACTTGCAGGGAGCAGTTGAGTATCTGGATAATAATTTTGTACAAACACAAGGATCCTTTACATCTAACGTAGAGGAATTAGAAACTTTAGTTAAACAAGCTGTCCTTGAAGGAACTGCATTTGCAGACGTTTCGAGTGTTATAAAAACAGCGGCAGAGTGCACTGGAGAGGCAATCGTAGAATTGTTCAAGTCTCGTCTAGCTAATAGAATGACACACATCGATTTCGATAAACAAGCAGAATTCTCAAGTTCGCTTCCAAACACCGAAACACGTCTATATAAGTTAGCAGATGAGATTGAAAATACTTTTTTACACGCAACTCGCCTTGAAGAAGCATATGATACATACAGGTCCGAGTATGATACCCTCCGAAGTTCAAATGATTCACCGAACATGATTAAGAATGCGGGATTTTTTAATACCGCAAGCGAAACATTCAGGTGGTTCAAGGAGCATCCTAAAACTAGTGCTGCGGTTGCTATGCTAGCCTCATACAAGGCTGGAAAAGCTATGGCGCAAAAAAAGGAAGAAACTAAAATACCTCTAACTCGAGATGCTGTTAATTTACGTTTAAAACAATATAAGGTACGATAATGGAAAAAAAGAGTAAATTTCAATGGACAAATGTAGCTGCATCAGTTGTAGGAAGTATAGGTGCAATGACAATCGGATATTTTGCAGATGAAATTATGGAGGCTTTAAAAGCATCTAACTTAAAATCAAAAAGCAAAGAATATTATGAAGAAATGATAAAAGCTCACCCAGCTCTAAAGAAAGAAGATCCGCAGATTGTTGCTAGATATTGGGCTTCTCTTTTTCATTTTTCTCCTCATATGGCAGCAGATCCATTATCATCTGGGGCATTTATAAGACAGTCTATTGATAGAGGATTTCCTGAATTATATGGTGGACCTCCAATAGATACTTATAATACTCTCTCTGGTATTCAAAAAGCTGTGACAGATGCTAATAAACCTAATCGAAGATTTTCAGAAGTGGCACAAGCTGCGGCCGGCAATGTAATGGGGATGGGACTCCAAGATATCTCTGGTTATGTAAAGCCGAGCGATAAATATCCGTTTCCAGCTCCAAAAGGTCAAATTAGAAGGGATCGAAACCCCGTTAGAACGGATCGAAACCTAGTTAGAACGGATCGAAACCCCGAAAAAAAATAATATGCTAGAAAAAGAAATATTATTCGAATATGGAGATAATAATTCTGAGGTCTTGCAATTGGTACATCCTAGTAACTTTACCAAGACTGCAGAATATTCTCAAGTACTTGTAGATTTTATCAAGACTCTCAAGGAAAAAGCAGATAAGATATATGCTCTTGTTAATGCTCTTTCGGCAGGAGAATATTATGGATCGAATCGAAATGGTGATTATTTTCCAGAAGAAGCCCTTAAAGAGTATCACAAGACATTTGAGGCTCTAGGTCATGTATATAGACATCATGTAAATAAAGATCCTAATAAGTCTATGGGTAAAGTAGTATTTTCTCATTATAATTCAGACATGCATAGAGTAGAGTTAATTATAGAACTTGACAAGGGAAAAGCAGAGGATGTAGTAGGTAGATTAGACAAGGGTGATTTACCAGCAGTATCTATGGGATGTAGAGTTCCGTGGGATGAATGTTCAATATGTGGCAATCGTGCTCGTACACGTAAAGAATATTGTGAGCATCTAGCCAAAAAAATGAATCAGGTAATGACAACTGGACAACGAGCAGTAGCTATAAATAGAATGCCCAAGTTTTTCGACTTGAGCGTTGTTCTGATTCCAGCAGATAGAACTGCCGGATTTTTATCCAAGGTAGCAGGATACAATGGAAAGGAAATTACATTTATGAAAGCAGCAGCATTTGCTCCGAATTTAGAAACTTCTTTGCATAAGTACGCTGAGCAAGATACTCTAGCTGAGATTCGCAAGAATATAGAAGCTAAAGTAGACTGTGTAAGTTCTGATCCAAAATTACTCATACGTAATTCACAAGCTAGAATACCTGAAGAGAAATTAAAGAAACTTGCAGAGTTTCCTCTGAATGAGGTTTTATCTACTATGAATGCTCTACGTATTTTTCCTCTGAAGGAGGATTTTCAAAAGTTAGCACTTTACAATTTAGGTGAGATAAGTCTCGCTGATGAATTGGAACAAAAAGGTGAGGTATTTGATATCTCTGCTGAAACTGTTCCCGAAGTCCCTGTTGATGTTACTTTTGATAATTATAATGAAAAGGTTGCAGAACTTCTTATAAATGAGATACCTGCGATGGCGATGACTAAAGAATTAATAGTTACTAGAGCTCTTACTAAGTTTGCAGAAGATACAGGAACATACTTTGATGCTGCAGAACAAATGGAAGCTGTAAAGGAAGTTGCGGTTAACCCCGTTTTTCCTCAACAAGTTCCACCAGAAAGAAGCTTTCTAAGTAAAATATTTTTTGGTCATGAACCGGATCCAGAAACAACTGCACACAAGAACCCTATTGTACCTCTTGGTATTCTAAGTGGTCTTTATTATGGTTACGCAAAAGTATTTAATAATCCTAGTACTACTGGTTTTAGACAATTTATGTTGAAAAATAAATGGTTATTACCAATATTAGTAGGGGCCGGCACTATAGGCAGTTTGTTTGCTCAAGATGAAGCATTCAAGAAAACTGCTGGGGCTGGTGTAGATAGATTCTTTTTAAATTCGCTTATTAGTGTACCTGTTTCCTATTATTTATCAGGTAAAGCAGAAAATAAAGCTAAGAAAGGAGAACCTATTTCGACAACAGAGAACTTTATTAGAAAGCATCCCGTTCTAACTAGTCTAGTTGGCGCAATTGGATTAACTAAAGCAGAAAAAATGCTAGATAAATCTTTAGGATTAGCCAAACTAGGAGAGTTTGTAGCTAAAATGGATGATGCTCATCTACAATTAATATACACAGATTTAATTAACTAACTATAGGAGGTTAAAACATGCCTGGATTAAATGTCGATCAGATTCTAAAAGACTTAGGACGACAAAAAACTGCAGAACAAAAGCTGGTTGAAGGATTAAGCGAAAAAGAAACTGCAGAAGAAGAAAAGGCCGAAGAAACCTCAGCAGAAGAAACTTCTAAAGTAGCAGAAGAATCTAAAGAAGAGGTTAAAGAGGAAGAGAAAGTTGAAGAAACTAAAGCTGAAGAGAAAGTTGAAGAAACTAAAGAAGCAGCTGAAAAGAAAGTTGAAGAGACTAAGGAAGCCGAAAAAACTGAATCTAAAGAAGAAACTGTTGAAGAAACTAAGACTGAAGCTCAAATTAAATTAGCTGAAGCTGAGAAAGCTTACAACGATGCAAAAGCAACAGTTGAAGCTGAAGAAGCTGAAAAAAATGCTGAGGCTGTAAAGCTTGCTGCAGAAGAAGCTGAAAAAGTTAAAGAAGCTGAAGAAACTGGCGCAATCATGGCTCGTTCGTTTCATGCAGAGTTGAACAAACTTGCTGGAGCAGAAGAAGTGGTTGAAGAAAAAGTTGAAGAAGTTGAAGAAGCTGAGACTGTAGAAGCTGAACCAGCAAATGAAAAAGAACTTTCTAAACAAGCTCAAGTTCTTGTTAATCTATATCAGAAATTATATGGAGGAAACTAATAATGGGTTTACTAGAGAGATATGAACTAATGAAACAAGCAGAACAAGGAGTAGAAGTTACAGACGAAGAAATGAAAGTTGCTTCTGAAAGAATGGACGTCCTTGCAAAATATGCTGAAGTTGCTGACGAAGCTTTAAAGGCTGAGTTTGGGGAAGACTATGAATTAACAGATGTAGAGAAATTAGCTGAAATGTTAATTCAAAATGATTTGCAAATTGAAGAAGAAGAAGTAAAAGTAGGAGAATTAGTCGAAGCTGGACAAGTTCTTGCACACTCTTTTGCTGAAGAACTCCAAAAAATTGCAAATGAATCTCAAGAAGAAGATAAATAATTATTGAACAAATATGGATGCTGAATTAAAAAAATTAGCCGCTGATGCGATTGTACAACTAAGAGATGAAGTTCTTGAAAAAACTGCAGAACTTGAAGTAACAAGTAAGGCCAAAAACCTTGCGTTCAAGCTTTTTAAGTTAGGTTCTATATCTGCAGAAGAACTAGAATCTTCTATTGACAAATTTGCATCGAAGACTATTGAAGAATTAAATTTAATGGATAAAGCCATTGAATTCAATATACGTGAGGGTAATACTAAATTCGGCACCCTTAGTTCACGCATACAAGACGATGAGACGTTAGACCCGTTGACTCGTTATTTATTACAAGATGTACTTTAAATTGAGTACATAATTAATTGGAGGAAAGAAGTAAATGCTTCAAATACTAAGTAGCTTAAACCTAGTAACCAGAATGGATCTAGCGTATGATACGTGGATTCTAGCTTCTGGCGTTACAGGTACTTGGGTTTCTCCTGGTGGCGACGACGACTGTGGTATACCTACAGCCGGTGATAAAGCTTTTCCAATTTGGTCAGAGTCAAATAGAGACGGTACTGCTGGTTTCTCTCCAGATATCGCTTCTACTGGCAATGTTACAGTTATCTTCGGACAATTCCGTGGAGTAACAGACCAATTTGTAGCAACACCTGGCGCTGGTGCACCATTATATGTCGATGCCGCAGGTAAATTGTCAGTTACATCATCAGGAGACGCTGTTGTTGTAGCATACTGTACAAAACCATCACACTCTACGACCTATCTAGGTCAGGGTTTCACCGCGATTGAATTCGTAACCGCTTAACGGAGGAGTTATATAATGGAAAACATTAGTGCAAGTACGATAAACGAACTGTTTATCCAAAAGCTAAACTCTCCCGAAGGACTTGAAAAAGTTGCACAAGAGGGTTCAGCATTCATACGCCAGAAACTACGTGAGGTATCTTTTGCAAGAAAGATCGTACAACCTGAGTATGTAACAAAAATGGATCTACAGAGATCTGTAAACCATGACGGTATGGTAAAAATAGTTGACATCGAGCCAGAATCTAAGGCTATGATTGTTAACTTCCGTGGTAATCCCACAAACAACTATGTAATGGGTGAAAGATATGAGATCCCATTCTTCTTCGTATCAAGTGAAGACTTCCAGAAAACAGAAGAAGAGCTTTTAGCTTACGATATGCCTTTAACTGAGGTTATCGAGAAAAACTCTGTATTGGATATTCAGGAGACAGAAGATACTGCATTCTTATCACAAGTAAACTCAGCAATCGTTATCGAAGTAGCTGCTGGAAATCAGACACACGTGTCTGGTCTTTACGCTACAAGTGGCGAAGTTGGATCTATTGTAAAGAACGATCTTAAATCATTGTTCGATACACTTGATGGTAATAGACTAAGAACAGAAGTTATCCTTATGGATGCTACAATGTTCAACAGACTATTCCTATATGATGCAACTACAGCTGGCGATGCAGTTGGTTCAGAAACTCATGTAAATGGTTATTCATATTCAACATTATTTGGTCGTAGATTGATTGTTTCTAACAAGACAGACTTGTTAACTAACACAATTTATGCATTCACTGCGCAGGAGTTCTTCGGTAACTTCTACATCTTGAATGATACTAAATTCTGGATTGAGAAGAAAAAGAACATCATTTCATGGGCAGCTTATGAAACTATTGGTATGGGAATTGGTAACACCAAATCTTGTGCTAAATTAGTACTTAGCTAATCTGTAGAAAAGTTCTGATTTCGGGCCGGTTTATACCGGCCTTTTTTGTATGTATCTTGACTATAAAGACTATTATATATATATTAAAGAGCAGAATATTCTAAATTTAGAACAATATATTAATTCAATGTACTTTAAACGGAGATTAAATAAATGGCAATAGTAGCAAGTGATTGGACGGTTGATCGTTCAACTAAAAAAATTGCTTATGTAGGGGCTGATCATGACGGTGCAGCAACCTATGCAACGGTTATCGACCTTCACAGATGGCTGCAGAGTTTAGCAGATGATGCTGTTGCGTCTGGAGACGATGAACTTGATATTACAAATGTGGATCCTTCAAGAAGATCTACGGATAATATTATAACTCTTATCAATGGATATACGCTTGATGAGACAACCGTCCCAACAAATAAAACGTCTGAACATCTATACGATGGATCGGTTATTCAGGGCGGTGGTACCGATATATGGGATGGTATTGTAAACTTTGGTAACTCAGACGTACAAATACAAATAATTCAAAATGGTGCAGTACTTGCGGATGATTATTGGAACGAAGCTGGAGCAGGACTTAATGCTAACGCTACGGCAGGTATAAGTCATAGATTTATGATTAAGACAAGAACAAGTGGTACTGATATTGATGGTCGTAGACTAATAGGTACAGCACGTAGATTTGGATCTACTTATTCAGAATTTACAATTAATGGTACAGCACGTGGTAATAACGTTTTTGCTCTGACGGATTCTAATGATCTTAACAATGAAACAGTAGAAGCAACTGTATCAGGTTGGGTTACAATTGATAATACAACAGAAGGATATAAAGGCCTTGATGTAGATAATAATGGTACCCCGGAGTATTACTATTCAGAATGGAACAAAGCTTCTTATACAATAAATCAGTTCTATGAAAGAATGAAGTATCTTACAAGAGAAGGTACAGCAGAAACACTATATGGCTTGAACGGAGAATTGTTTAGAGGTATTACACATGAAATTAATTATGATACTCTTACCGGAACATTTGATGAAGGGTATTCAATTTCATGGACAGGAACGAACGCGGGAACAGGTCAGGTACTTGCAGATAATGGAACTGGTAAAGTATGGATTCAAATACTAACAGGTGTAGCACCAGTAGCATCAGATTCTCTTACACAGAG